ACAAATGTTATTTATTCCGCATCTTCAACCGCTCGCACATCAACTGCTACAGTTACAGCAACAGATGTAATTACTGCTGCTAATATCCGTAAGGCAGTTGCAAAACTTCGTGCAAATAAGGCTGTTCCTCGTGAGGGAAGTCTTTACTGGACAGGTATCCACCCAGAAATTTCACACGACCTTCGTGCTGAAACTGGTGCTGGTGGCTGGATGGACATGCACAAGTATGCAGAAACAGGTCAGGGACAATTCTGGGCTGGAAACATTGGAACCTACGAAGGTGCAATGTTTATTGAAACACCTCGTATGTACCGTGGTGTAGATGGTGCTGACCAGTCAACACTTGCTACAACCGCAGTAACAGTCGCTGGTACCTCAACAGGCTTCACCTTTGGTGTTGCTTCTTCATCTGTAATCGCATCTTCTGCAGAAGCAGGAGATAAGGTTTCAGGTACAGGTATTGCTTCTACCGCAAAGATTGTTTCTTTGTCTACAACAGGTTCAACAACCACAATTACCGTAGATGTTGCTAACACAGCAGCAGTTACAGCGACAACAGTTGTTACAGTTACTCCAGTAACTGCTGTTTACCGCACAATCGTTGCTGGTAAGCAAGCACTTGCTGAGGCAGTAGCACAAGAGCCAAATGTAATCATTGGACCAGTCACAGACCGTTTACTTCGTTTCCGACCAATCGGTTGGTACGGCGTACTTGGCTTTGCTCGTTACCGTGAGGCTGCTATGTACAGAATTGAATCTTCTTCTTCAATCTCTGCATAGTTAAATAATAGTTGAGGGGGCGGGGCAACTCGCCCTCTCTCTATAAAACAGGAGGAACAATGGCTGAATATTTATTTGTGACACCATCGGTTGCAGAAACACCCGCAGGCTGGCACCGCCTCTTTGCCCGCTATTCAATTCACCGTGGCATAACAGTAATGATGATTGATGGAACTTACTCCTCATATCGCTTCCCTTCACAGACAGAAACATTGCAAGCCCAAGAAGTTTATATGGGCGGGCATCAATATGTTATTGACGAAAATACTAAAACTCGTTTAACAGATGCTTCTATTGGGGGAACTTATGGCGATTACATCACAGCAATATGATTGCTCTACTAAAGGGCATATAGGTAAAATAGCAAAAGACGGCTACGAATTAGTAGACGGACAAATGCTTCTTAAGGTTGAGTTGTTTGGCTGCACCAAGTGCGATGCCACCTCAACAGAACCATGGTCAGACTGGGGCATAGTTGCCCAAAATACAGACCACATTGATTCAGAGTTTTGCCCATGTTTTGGGTGTAAGGCTCGTACACTCCAACTATCCCCAGGAGATGCAGCGGGTAACAAGGCTATGTCAAACAAGAAGTGGAACGCAGAGTTAAACCTCTATAAGTCTGCTCGTGAGCAAGGCATACAACCAGCAGGCACTGCTACTAAGCAAGTACAAAAAGCAATAGATGATTCAAACAAAGTAGGAAAAGCCTACGATGCAAACACTAATACTTTTAAGGGATAAACATGACTGCCATTGTAGGTATTCAGGGAAAAGGCTGGGCAGTAATAGCAGCAGATTCCATGACTACCTATGATGACAAACCGTACTATGCAAAAGGTATGGATAAAGTTATTAAAAAAAGTGACTATGTATTTGCTTTCTCAGGCGATGCCATTGCTGGTAACATAGCAAACTTTCTTTGGACACCACCTAAGGTGATTAAATCAATATCAATAGATGTGTTTATGCAGACCAAAGTCTTACCCTCTCTGCGTGAAACTATGAAAGAACACGGATACGAGCCAGATACAGTCAAGAATCCAGATTCTGGCTTTGATGCTCTTATCTGTTTAAACGGAATTATCTATGAAGTAGACCAGGATTATCTCTGGTCACGAGATGACCGTGGCTTATACGCAGTTGGTAGCGGAGGAAGCCTAGCCCTTGGTGCACTAGCCACTGGCTTTAGTAAGAACTCTATGAGGGCGGCAGAGTTTGCTGCTCGTAGGGCAATCAAGATTTCTGCTGACTACAACATAAGTGTCGGTGGAGATATAAAAGTAATCACACAAAGGGGAAATACAATGCCAGCAATGAAGAAAAAGGCTACACCAGCAATGAAGAAAAAGGCTTATGCAATGGCTGAAAAGGCTGAACCAAAATCTGCAAAAGCAAAAGAAATGAAAAAAGGCATGTCAATGCTTATGAAGAAAAAAGGTATGTAAATGTGTATGACATGCGGATGTGGAACGAGCACAGTTAATGCAGACAACAATTATGGAACAGTTGACCCGTATGGCATCCCTGCCCCTGAGGTCAATAATCCAACTACTCTTGGTGAAAAGTAACCAGGAACCCACATGGCAAAATCACCAGCATGGCAGCGTAAAGAAGGCAAATCCCCAACAGGAGGATTAAATGCAAAAGGTCGTGCATCCGCCAAGGCTCAGGGTTCAAACCTAAAGCCACCTGTTAAGGCTGGCGACAACCCACGCAGAGCAAGTTTTCTTGCACGCATGGGTGGTATGCCTGGACCTGAGCGTAAACCTAATGGTGACCCTACTCGCTTGTTGCTATCGCTTCAAGCGTGGGGTGCATCATCAAAGTCAGATGCTAAATCAAAGGCTGCTGCTATCAGCAAACGAAACAAAGGAAAAAAATAATGGCAACAGGATATGAAGGAAGTACATTGGTAGCAGAGTTAAATCGTCTTGCTAATTCTGGAACATATCCAGCCCGTACCGCTTTTTTGGCAGCCCCAGGAGCAGCAAACAAGTGGGCTGGAACTACTGGTTTAGGACTAATTGCTGCACTTAATTACAAGGTTAGTTCTGCTCGCACTAGAGATAATTTTAAAGATTTAAATGCAGTATGTAATGAACTTGCTAGTACCACTGGTAAGTCGGCAGCATCAGCGTTAAGGAGCATTGACCTCTAATGGCTACTCTTGAAGAACTTACTGACCGTATAGATACATTGCTACATGGTTACAGTTTAAACATGGAATCAACTACATGGTTGACCGCTGCTGTAACAAACACAACAACAACAAGCATTTCGGTTAATGATGCCAATGTTGTAAGCCGTGGGTATATCCAAATTGATGATGAAATCATCTATGTTAACTCAACTAACAATATTGATAATATTTTAACAATACCACCTTGGGGTCGTGGACAGCGTGGCACCGTTGCTGCAGTTCATAGCAACTCCGCAAAGGTTTTAGTTGCCCCACTATTCCCACGCTATGAAATTAAGCGTGCCATCAATGACACTATTAACTCAATGTATCCATCAGTCTTTGCCATTGCTCAATATCAATTTTCATTTGTTGCTGCCCGTACTACTTATGATATTCCAGATGCAGTACAAAATGTACTATCTGTAAGTCATCAAGTTATTGGTCCATCTAAAGAGTGGCTACCTGTGCGTGCATGGCAACTAGATAGAACCGCAAATCCAACCGCCTTTGGCGATGGTACAAACTTTGGACACTCACTTGGTATTTACTCACAGGTAGTTCCAGGTCGTACCGTCAATGTGGCTTACTCAAAGCGCCCAACAGTATTTGACCTAACAACAGCAACTAGCCAAGAATATTCAACCATCACTGGCATGCCTGACTATTCAGAAGATGTAGTTGTATATGGCGCAGCGTTTCGTATGATTTCCTTTCTTGACCCATCACGCTTGGGTGCATTATCTGCAGAAGCAGATGTACTTGACAATCAGCGTGGAGCACGAAGTGGTGAAAACGCAGCACGCTTCTTGTTCAATATCTACAACACTCGTTTAAACGAAGTGGCGGAGAATCAACGCCGTCAATTCCCTATTCGTTCACACTATCAGAGATAGCAGGTAAACCATGGCAGCAGGCGACCCAGGCACTAAGAAGCGGAACTATTCCGCAACGGCGATTGAAACAAAACTTCTTGCATCTATTCCATCAGCATCGGCAAATGATGCCACCACTGGAGTTGTTGTTGTTTCAATCAGCGGTTTCCCAACAACTTTTCCATACACACTTATCCTTGACCCAGATACTTCTAAAGAAGAAGTAGTAACGGTTACATCAGGTTCTTCTACCACCCTTGTAATAACTCGTGGACAAGACAGCACTACTGCCTTTGCTCACGCTGCTGGTACTGCTGTGCGCCATGGTATATCTGCTCGTGAGTTTAAAGAATTACAAACACACATTTCTGCCCGTGGTGTAGATACAGATACTGCTCTACTTTCAGGTGTTGATACACATGTTCACGGTATTGTTACTGGCGAAGGTGATGTAGTTGGTACAGCAAAGACTCAGACTCTTACCAATAAAACTATTGGTTCAGGTGGTCTTGCATTTGAGGGTACAACAACTGATGGATTTGATACAACCCTTACTGTTGTAGACCCAACTGCAAATAGAACAATTACTTTTCCTAACACTACTGGAACTGTAGCAATCCTTGATGCTAGTCAAACATTTACTAATAAAATTTTAACAAGTCCTACTATTTCAGGTAGCCCAGTTATCACTGGTCTTTCATCTGCTGGTATGTCTGCATCATCTGCTGCCCCTAAAGATTATGTAGATGCAATCCTTGGTTCAGCCACTGCAGCGTCTACTTCTGCCACCGCTGCTGCAACCAGTGCTACTAGCGCAGCAGCATCTGCCACGGCTGCAGCAACTTCTGCTACAAGCGCAGCAGCAAGTGCAACTTCTGCAACTACTAGCGCTACAAGCGCTGCAACTTCGGCTTCTTCTGCAACAACCCAAGCAACGGCTGCTACTACCTCTGCTACGAGTGCAGCAACAAGCGCTTCTTCTGCAGCAACATCAGCAACCGCTG